AACATGCAAGCGAAGGATGCTTCTGCGCAGAAGACAGCTAGTGATTTCACCAAGGCCCCAACCACCTCTGACTCCAAACCGCAATAGGTGTTACTATGTCCACTATCCCTTTCAACATTTCTGTATTCAGAACTAGATTCCCAGCATTCGCCAGCGATGCCGTATATCCTGATGCCATGTTGGAGGGATGGTGGGATATAGCCACTTGCTATATTAGTGACAAAAACTACGGTATTTTCAAAGGGAAGTGCCGTGAGTTGGCAATCATGCTTATGGTGGCGCATATTGCCGCCATCAATGATTTGATTCAACAAGGAATCACCCCCGGACAGATATCCAGCGCATCAATTGACAAAGTTTCGGTATCGATAAATCCTCCTCCCGTAGACAGCCAATTTTCTTGGTGGTTATCACTAACTCCTTACGGACAACAATTGGATTCTTTGTTATCAACAGCTTCTGTTGGTGGGTGGCACGTAGGCGGACTTCCTGAAAGATCCGCGTTCCGTAAGGCGGGAGGGGTTTTTTGATGGCCAGAATCATCCGCAAGGATGGTCCCGGAAAGAAAAAACTAGAAAGGATGCTGAGGGATTTGGGCAATTATGAAACCAAGACTGGGTTCATGGAGTCGTCGAAATATGAGGACGGAACACCGGTTGCCTACGTGGCCACTATTCAGGAATTCGGCGATCCGACTAGATCAATACCGCCACGCTCGTTTATGAGAACAACGATATCCGAACAGAGAAACAATTGGAACAAATTATCCGAACAGTTGATGAGAAGTGTATCAGCTGGTAAGATTAGTCTAGAACAAGCCATGGATATGCTAGGCCAGCAGGCAGCTGGTGATATCAGACATATGATTAGCCAAATCCAGGAACCTCCGCTTACGCAAACGACACTGCGCATAAGAAAGTTGAAACAGCAGGGTGTCAAGATAGGCGGAAAAGTGGTAGGACAGGCACATCAGGCCGTGAACACAGTTGGTCCTCGAATGAGAGGCGACAAATCAGCTGACGTTAGCGGAGTATCTACAAAACCACTAGTATTCGATGGCATTCTGATAAACTCAGTGACGTCCGTAACGGAGAAAAAGTAATGTTAGTTCCCGGATCCAATTTATTGAAAATGGCATTAACAGTAATCGGGTCTCAAACCGTCCAATACTATGCTTTTCTGTCCAATACCACTAATGCCTCTGGTATCAAGATTCCTACTTTTGAAGATCCAGTTCCCATGAGAGGGAGTTTTCAACCTGTTCCTAGAACATATTTCAATCAGCTAGGATTGGATTTTACCAAGGAGTATATGAACTGGTACGATCCCAACGCCATCACCAATGATATTGGCAGAGACAGAACAGGAGATAGAATAGCATTCGCCGGTAAGATATACCAAGCTCTATCATCCACTGATTGGAAAAACGTTGATGGGTGGAACGGAACCATATTCGTGAGGATCCCAAATGGCTAACGACAACAGCCTTTTTGCCGCTCTTCGATCTGCTCTTCTATATGGATTTTCGGTGCATAATCTTCCGAACATATTGGTTGAGAGGGATTTCCAGCCGGAACAACAGGGTGCTCCTACTCCCAGTTGTATTTTCATGAGCAAGATATATGACACAAGATATGGACATACCGGTGTTTCTTATGGGTTAGACGTTGATGATAATTTCGTAGAAACCAACACCCAATACATGGAAACGGCCATCCAGTGTACGGCTAGAATAGATCCCAACAACATATATGACGAATTTCCAACTTCAGGAGATTTGATCAATATCGCCTCTCAAATAATGCAGAGCGGTGTTATCATCGCCCAGCTGAAGGCGCAAGAAATAGGTGTTCTAAGAATCCGTGATATTAGATCACCTAACATCATAAATGATTACGATAGAAACGAGGTAGTACCTTCGTTTGACGTGATCTTTACCCACAAACGCTCTATGCCATGGATAATCGAATCCGTGGACATCATAGAGACAGGCATCCACAGAGTATGAGGCTCGCGATATGGCTATTTCAATTCGGCGTTATGTCGAAATAACATCTGGCGTAGGAGCTGGCACAATTGTTCGTCTTCGCGAGCTTATAGCCAGACTGTTTTCAACCAATCCATTGATCCCCACCAAATCTCTCATAGAGTTTGATTCGGCGGATGAGGTTAGACAATATTTCGGGGTAAACTCAGCAGAGTACCTACGAGCATTGTTTTATTTCGGGTGGATCAGTCTCTTGATAACCCGACCCAATAAAATCTCTTTCGCCAGATGGGCTGAGGTGGACACTGCCCCACTGATTTTTGGTGCGGTCCAGCAGCAATCATTGTCTAACTGGACTAACATAACGGACGGGGCGTTTTCTATCACCCTAGGATCTGATACCAATGAGATATCAGGTTTAGATTTCTCAGCCGCCACTAGTCTAGCCGATGTTGCGACTGTTATTCAAACAGCTCTCCAGTTGCAATCTGGAGCCATGTGGACTGCTTCGTCTGTCACATATGACGCGTCTCGCGGAAGCTTCAATCTAACGGGTGGAGCAGTTGGTCCAGCCGTAGTGTCTGTTTCCGCTCCCGCTACTGGAACCGACATTTTGATATCTGGACTATTAGGATGGACGAGTGGTGCCATATTTTCCAATGGAGTATCTGCGGAAGACCCAGAAGAGGCTGTGGCTGAAAGCGCTGCGGCATCATCAAATTTCGGAAGTTTCGGTTTTATGGACGACCTGACTATATCCGAAGTAACGGCGGTAGCCTCTTGGAACAACACTCAAAACAATTCATACTTGTATAGTGTTGGTGTATCGGAGGATGACGCTGCGGACTACAGCGCTGCTCTTGAGAACCTGTCCGGAGTTGCGCTGACTGAAGTACTATATGGCAGCGAATATCCGGATATGATCCCGATGATGATCTTGGCCGCTACTGATTATACGCGCCCTCAATCAGTGCAAAATTACATGTACAAGCAGTTCGCCTTGACCCCTACAGTGACCACCGATGCGAAGGCCACCACTTTGGATGATTTGCGTATCAACTACTATGGCAGAACTCAGACTGCTGGGCAGAATCTGGATTTCTACCAACGTGGTGTGATGATGGGGCTGCCCACTGCTGCTGTGGATATGAACACATACGCCAACGAAATATGGCTGAAAGACGCCGTGGCCGTTCAGATCATGTCTATCTTCTTGAACTTGGCTCGGATCCCTGCCAACAATTCAGGCAAGGCTACCATTTTAACGGCGTTGACTGAGGTTATCGATCAAGCGCTGTTGAACGGCGTGTTTAGCGTAGGGAAAGCGTTGAGTTCTATTCAGAAGCTATACATCAGCCAGTTATCAAACACAACAGACGCTTGGTTTCAAGTCCAGAATTCTGGATACTGGGTCAACTGTGAGATTGTCAATGATAACGGCAACTATGTGGCTGAGTACCTTCTAATTTATGCCAAAGACGATGTTATCCGCAAAGTCGAAGGCACACATACACTAATCTAAGGGGTGAGGCATGGAAAATATATCTGGTTTTGGCTCTCGCGTACGTCTGAGAGCCTCTGTCACTTTTCCTTTGGGATTTGACATAACTCAATTTGCCGACGACGCCGATGGGTTTGATGCTCCTAGTATGCAGATTAGTGACAAGGGGATGGGACTCAACGGAGACTTGGTAGTATGGAACACCGCTAATCCTATTCCACTATCTTTGTCGTTGATTCCGGGATCCGGTGATGATCGGAACATGAGCATACTATTCGAAGCCAATCGGGTAGGCAAAGGCAAGACTGGCTCTCGTGATGTCATCACCTTGACGATAGTATATCCAAATGGATCATCTATCACATACAACAATGGTGTCCTAACTGACGGTCCAGCGGGTAAGAGCATCGCCAGTTCTGGGCGTATGAAATCAAACACGTATCAGTTGGTGTTTGAAAACAAGGTGGAATCGTAATGGACCTTATTAAACCAAAAGATATTGAAGTTGAGGACATTGATGGGAACATCATCAATGTCCGTATTTCGAGATTGCCAGCTACTATTGGCCGAGAGATTCTTGTCCAATATCTCCCTAGTGCTATGCCTAAGGTAGGTGATTACAAAGTCAACGAAGATATGATGTTAAAGTTGATGGCCCATGTGGCTGTTGTCAACAAGGACGGAGATGCCATTTCTTTGTCTAATAAGACTTTGGTCGATAATCACATACCGGACTGGCAAACTCTAGCGAAAATAGAAGTCGAAATGCTAAGGTACAACACCGATTTTTTCGACAATGGAAAGATCTCAAATTTCTTCGAGGTTATCAAAACGAAGGCCCAAGCGTTGATTTCCAAAATGTTGACGGATTCATTGGCGCAATCCTCGAAGGAAAACAAGCAACCTTAAAGCAGTTGCGTACCGAGTACGACTTGGAAGACGCTTTTATAATGTGGGAATCTATAGTCGTGCCTCGGTTCAATGAGTATCTTTCCATAAAACACGCTAACAGAAAAAGAGGATGATATGGCCAAATCAGTATTAGAAACCTTCTTTATTATGTTCGCTTCTAATGCTGATGAGGTGGACGAGGCTAACGACAAAGCCAGAAAATCAACGAATGATTTAGAGGAATCGCTAGACGATAGTAAAAAAGCCAGCGATAATGCTGGAAAAAGCTTCTTGAGAATGAGCAAAAGTGCTGTTGGCGCTTTATCAAGCATTCTGGCGTTGGCAGGTGTGGCATTTTCAGTAACATCGGGTAGCAAGTACGCGGAGGATCTTCGATTATCGTCCTTAGCAATAGGAGAAAATATAGGAGAAATTGAGGCTTGGGGGAAAGCTACTCGCGAGTTTGGGGGAGATTCTGTTTCTTTCCAATCTATGCTGAAAGGTTTAAACAATTCTATTCGCGAAACCGCTTTTACCGGGGAAGGCACGTTGAGTCCAGTACTACGTAGGCTGGGACTCAATTTACGTGATCTAGAAGGAAACATAAAGACCCCTCTACAACTCCTGCCTGAGATAGCTAAGGCATTCGAGGACATGGACCCGGCTGAAAGCCTACATCTAGGCGGAATGTTAGGGCTAGATGACGCCACTATCATGCTTCTTCAGAAAGGAAGATCAGAAGTGGACCTGTTGATCAGGAAGCAAAAAGAGTTTGGTGTCCTTAACGAGAGGGATGCCGAGATAGCGAAACAATTCAACTATCGTCTAAATGAGTTCTCCAATATTATAGTTTCTATTAGGCAAAGGATAACCACAGCTGTTCTCCCCGCCATGACGTCTTTCCTAGATCGGTTTAAGCAGATTGGATCTTTTATAGAGAATAACGGGCCTCTAGTAGAAGGTTTTTTCTTGGCCGTGGCTGGGGTAGTTGGTGCCATATATATACCTATGATGATTAAAGCAGCGGCAGCAACGTTAGCGGCAACTTGGCCAATACTCCTCATCATAGGTATCATCGCCGCTCTCGCGGCGGCGTTTGCTTTAGCTTATGATGAGGTGGTTAATTTCGCTAACGGAGGAAATTCTCTCATAGGAGAAGCTGTCAAGCGGTGGCCATTGCTCGGCGTGTCGATCGATATCATAACCGGGTCTATAAGGACTCTCCTTAGCGCATTCTCCGGCCTATCCAGCTTTATATCATCCGCTATGGATGATCCAATCGGCGCGTCTAAGAAATTTTTCGAAGTTTGGGCAGATGGTGTTAGACAGATCATCGAATCTGTGCCGTTGATAGGTGGTTCTCTGCTCAAGATGTTTGATTTCTTTATGAACATCTTTTCTTCTATCGCAGAGGCAATAGGTTTTGTCATAGGCATGATATCAGATGCTACTCAGAAGGCGTCTAGCCTATTTCCTTCGTTCAACTTGTTTGATGCCGTTAACTCACCGTTTAAGGACAGTTCTGGTGGGATTGGCATATTGGACAAAGCTAGATCTATGATAGGTATGGCATCCAATACCCCTTTGGCCTCTCAAACCAGCAATAGTGTTGTCAACTCTTTTGACAGACGAGCAACAAGCAACGTTGTGTTGGACGGCGATATTGTCATACAAACACAGGCTACCGATGCAGAGAGCATAAGTTCGGCCATAGGATCATCTCTAACTGAGCAATTGCGACAAGCCATGTATAATTTTGACGACGGTGTTAGATCATGACAGTAGATGTTGTGGGCATATACGATTCTAATTTCAGGCAGATATTGCGTACGGCAATTCCGATGAGAGCCAATATCACAGAGGAGGCCATACTGCCTGAACACCCGTTAGAAGATTCAAGCACTATTAATGATCACAAGATTTTCAAACCGGTGATCATTGAGCTTACGCTGTTTCTAAAGGCGGGGGAGGTATCCAATGTATACCAATCGTTAAAGCAATTATACAGATCAGAACAGTTGGTTACTATCCAGACTAGAACTGGTAGCTATTCCAATATGACAATATCTGTATTGCCTCATGATCAGACTCCTGATATGATAGATTCTGTCATATCAAATGTCAAGTTCAAGGAAGTGGTTCAGTCCACTGCTCAATATGGCCCTCTCCCTCCTTCTAGTGTAAGAAGAGCTGAGCAATCATCTACTATAGATAGAGGAGAGCAATTGCCGGGGTCCGTAGACTCTAGCACTTCTGAGAAGGGATCGTTTCTATATAGGCAATTTATACAATGAATATCATCCCCATACAACCCATACCCAACCAGAGATTGCGTATCCCCCTGAGCGGAAGACGATTTGAACTTGTCATCAAGGGGATCGAGGAATATATCACGGTAGATGTCTTGATAGACGGGGAAGTGGTATTGGAAGGCATCAGGGCTGTAGCCGGTACTCCAATCATACCTTATCGGTATTTGGAATATGGCAATATTTTGTTTATCACTGAGAACGACGAATATCCCAACTGGCGACTTTTTAACTCCTCACAAAGGTTGGTATATTTGACGCCAGACGAAATAGGCGAATTGTGATGGCTGAATTCGATCCCAGAATTGTCAGAGTCGGCATAGAGATAGATGGCAAGCTCAAAATGTTTGACAATTTGGCTGTGTACGCTACCGGCACGAAATATGCCAATTCTATACAAAACGAGTGCGAGGTCAGGATTGCTAACCTCGATAAACCCACCAGAGACTACATATTGACTGAAACGTCTCCTCTCAATTTGCGTAGAAGTCCAAAGAGAGTGGTAGTAGAGGCGGGGCGCAAATCATATGGCACTAGTACTATCATAGTAGGGGATATCATAACATCTAGCGTGTCACAACCGCCAGATATATGGGTCACTTTGAAAGCTTTAACCGGAAACTTTTTCAACGGGCAAGTGGTTTCCAGATCATCTGCTCCAAGGGCTACGGTTTCACAAATATCGCAACAGATTGCCGGTGATTTGGGGCTTGACCTGGATTTCCAAGCCACTGATAAGGTTATCGGAAACTATAATTTTGTGGGAGGAGCTTCCAAGCAAGTGGGGAAGGTAGGCCAGATGGGCAATTACAACGCGTATGTTGATGATAATACGTTCGTTGTAAAAGACAGAAATGTTCCTTTGAAAGGGACATCGAAACTGTTGAACAAATCAAGTGGCATGATTGGTATCCCAGAGATAAGCGTATATGGAGTCAAGGTCAAATATTTGTTAGATAACATAACCAAGCTGGGTTCGGAACTCGTAGTGCAGAGTGAGGTAAACCCCACTGCCAATGGCAGGTATTCTATCTACAAATTGGCCTTTGAGATATCTAGCAGGGATACTCCCTTTTATTATATAGCCGAGGCATATAGAATATGACTCAATCGATACCTAGCCATGATCCAGCTAGCGAAGATGCCATAACTGGGTTGTTGATGGAATCATATCGAAAGTTCTTGCAGAATACTGATGATATGATGCCGTGTAGAGTAGTCAGTTACAATAGGGACACCAACAGGGCGGTGGTTCAGCCTTGTATAAAGGTATTGACCACATCTCAATTGCTTGTTCCCAGATCTGAGCTAAGCAATATCCCAGTGTTCAGAATGGGAGGGGGTGGATTTGTGATATCATTTCCTTTATCAGAAGGAGACCTTGGGTGGCTAAAAGCCAGTGATCGTGATATATCTCTGTTTCTACAATCATATAGAGATTCCGGGCCAAACACAGATCGATATCATAGTTTTAGTGATGCTATGTTCTTCCCTGATAAGATGAACCAGTTCAGTCTGGATTCCGACGATAGCGATAACCTTGTGATCCAGTCGACTGATGGCACTACTAAGATTTCTTGGAGCAACTCGTCCATAAAGATTAAGGCTCCTTCGCTAGACATAGAATCCCAGTCTGTTACTATATCCGGATCACTGTCTGTAGGTGGATTGATAACCAGCGACACCGATGTGTCAAGCGGCTCTGTTACTTTAAAAACCCTGAGGGTGACAGGAGTTCAATCGGGTACAGACGAATCGGGAGTACCTGTGCAATGACAAGATTATTCGCAGTGGATGAGAACAACGACATATATATAGCTAAAAACGGAAGGCTAGCGATGGTTGATGGCTTACCAGCTGTGCTTCAGAACATCGAGCACGCAGTGAAAGCCAGATTGTCTGAGATGATATTGGCTGTTGATAGAGGTATCCCTTTCTTCGAGACCATTTGGAATGGCTCCCCCAACATCGGGCAATATGACGCCGCGCTAAGAGTGGCTGTTCTTAGAGTAGAGGGAGTTTTGCGCATAGACTCTATATCTTTTGGTAGAAATGGATCATCAATAACTTACACAATGGTCGTAGAGACCATATATGGCGGAGTGGTTTCTAATGGCTCTATATAATTATGTCACTGGTCAGGGGGTCATAATCCCAGACACCAGCGATTTACTGACGGACGTAGAGAACGAATTTAAAGCCGCTCTGGGCGAGGATCTTGTTACCGATCCCGAAACCCCGGAAGGTATGATGATCGCTGCGGAAGTGCTAGCCCGCGACGCTGTTGTTAGAAATAACGCCAAAATGGCCAATCAAATCAACCCTGATTTAGCTGGCGGCGTTCACCTTGATGCTATATGGGCGTTGACAGGGGGCCAACGATCCGGAGCGAGCAATTCTTCTGCTATATGTTTATTGTCAGGTGTGGCCGGTACAGTGGTTCCCATAACAACTAGATTCAGATCCGAATCGAATGATTTATGGGCAGTGGAAACGCCTGTGACCATAGCATCCAACGGGCAAGTGCTAGCAAACGTTGTGGCAGTTGAACCCGGTCCGATATCCGCTGCCACTGGATCTATCAACCAAATAGAGGTAGGCCCTCTTGGTCTAGAGACGGTATCAAATACGTCTCCGGCTGTTTTAGGACAACTGGTTCAATCTGATCAATCGGCTAGGAGAGAAAGAAAAAACACATTGGCCCTACAGGGAGTCAGCCTTCCTGTTTCGGTGATATCTCATGTTATGGCTGTTCCCGGAGTAAGGTCCATGTCGTTTAGGGAAAATCGAAGCTGGGAAGACATGGTTATCGATGGGGTCACTCTGGTACGAAAGTCTATATATGCTTGTGTGGACGGAGGATCGGACATAGACGTGGCCACGGCTTTGCTTAAAAAGAGCCTAGGGTGTGATTGGAACGGTAGTGTATCAGTTTCGGTCCTAGACCCATCAAGCGGCCAATCATATCCTGTGTTGTTTGATAGACCTGAACTTGTTCCAGTTCTAGCTAGAGTGACCGCAAGGGTGACAAATCCTCTAATCAACCCTCAAACAGCTATCAGAGCTGCTATAAACGCCTATGCTAACGGGGAAATGGAGGGGGAGGATGGATTTGTGGTTGATGGCAATGTGTCCCCATTCGAATTAGCCTCAGCCATCAATAGACAAGAACCCAACATTTTTATACAGAAACTAGAGGTGGCTTTGGCATCAGATGGCAACTTCTCCACTGATGAGATAGTCATTTCTATTTTCCAAAAAGCCACTATCAGTGACTCAGGAATACAGGTGATCACCCCGCCATGAGTAGAATCGAAGATTTCGAATCCACGGTTGATCTGATGCAAGTGTTGTTGTGGCAGTACAACGATGCTGTGAGGCTGCAAAAGATCATAGAACTCAAGCAACTGTGGTATGACAAGTATCATACGGACTTTTGGATCAATTGGGAAAGAGATGTTTTTGATCTTAGGACGGCTAACGATTTCGGTTTGTCGGTGTGGGCCATCATATTGGATGTTCCACTGTCGTTTGAAGTTCCGGCCAGCAGCGAAACCAAGGTTGCGTGGGGATTCGGTAGCCGAAGAAAGAATTTTAACAATGGCAATTTCAAAAGATCCGAGGCGGGGGCGGTTATCCTAACGACTGAGCAGCGAAGAATAGTTCTAAGGCTCAGATATTTCCAACTCACAACCAGTGGCAATGTGTTGGAAATAAACAAGTTCCTGTTATCGCTGTTCGGCGAGGACTACGGCTTGGTATATGTTCGCGACAATCTGGACATGTCTTGTACATATATATTTTCCTTTAACCCGCCTAGTCAGTTGCAATTGGTCCTAGATCAATTTGATATATTGCCTAGACCAACGGCGGTATCGTTCGATTATATAGTAGATCTAGATCTACCGTTCGGTTTTGAGAATCGCGCCAACTATAACAACGGCAACTTCGCCCCCTATGTCCCCCCACAACCAACTAACCCGCCATTTGAAGTCAATACCAGTTTTAGCAATTCATATGGCGGCGTTCCTACCATTGCGGGTGGTACAGGATGGGGAGTAACAGGAGGGTCTGCCACCATATCCTCCTTCACCGGAACTGTCAGCCCCGGTACCATAGATGGATTCAGTGGCATAGGCGTTGGATATGTTTTGGATGGCGGTACATCAGATCTCTATTTTTTGTTGTTCCTAGATGGGGCTGACGGTTCTGAAAACTACAACGTAAGTGGTGATGGCATCAATGGCACGTTGAATACTCTTGATGCTTCGTTCGAGGCAACCAACTATGGTAATGCTTTTATATGGAACGTGGGAACAGGAAGCGCCCCCGCTCCTTGGAACAGTGAAAATACTTTTGGCCTAACAATAGTGGCGGCATAACATGACAAAATATTTTGTAAATCCATTCGCTGTAAATGGTGATAGAGAAGAAGTTCCTGACGCGGCGGACCCCAACGGGTTTGTTAGCTATGATGTGGGGTATGGTTTTGATTATGAACGTGATCCCGATCCTAACGTGGATCCTCTCACCAAAGACATTGAACGGGATAAAATGAACCAATTATGGTTCGATGTCACGGAGAATATCAAATTTTTGCAAGATACTGGCGGCGTTCCTGAGTGGTCTCCTGACAAGGTGGCGACCAACATAGGGTATCCTGTTGATGCAAAAGTCATGTTTAACGGGGTGATATATACTTCTACCGCCGCCAATAACCTGTCCACGCCCGGTTCGTCTACGACTTGGATTCTCGGTGGCCAAACTGACCCTACCATACAGGCCATCGCTGGCACTACGCCCGGCGCCAACACATATATCTGGTTTTCGGCGACTGACGTCGCCCAAGTGGCATCCATTACTTCGTTCGGACGGAATCTCCTAACATCGAATAACGCAGCGGACGCCCGGTTTAAACTGGACATCACTAGCTCCAGTGAAACTGTCACTGGCCTAGCTCGGGCGTCCACCCAGGCGGAGGTTAACGGGGGCGGCGTCCCCGGAAATATGAGCTACGTTCGCCCCCTAACGCTCCGTTCGGGGATGCAGACCAGTCTCTCTTCCAATGCTTCCGGCTACGTCGCATTCCCGCAGTGGTTCTCCACCGGGCAGATTCCGCAGCTCCGTTACGCCCGCTTGACGCTACCGCCGAATCAAGGTGCCCATACCGGCAACGTTTTCCCCAACGCGTGCATTATGGCAGTGGGGTGCATCTCCGGGCGTACGGGCACGGATTCTGAAACTTGGTCGCCGGTCATCACCCCCAGTGGGCGGGGTGCGTCGGTTCAGAATTCCGACAACCGGGACACGGTTACTATTACTGTTTTCATGATGGGGTATTAACAGCATGGCAAGACAAATCACAATAGCGTTCGCGGAGAACGGGAATAGAGATTCCATCCCCGTAACCGTACAATCGAACGGCGAAGTGTCATGGGCAGAGGGATATGGTTTTGATTACCAACGCCCTATTGGCAGCAGTCCTCTAGCTAAGAATGTGGAACGCACTAAACAAAATGCTTTGTTCCATGACATCACAGAGATCCTGCGACAATACCAACAACAAGGTGCCCCAGAATGGTACGCGGACACGCCGTACGCGCAGTTTGCCCGCGTTAAACACGGTGGCAGCTACTACGTGGCCGCCGTTGATGGGACCGAGCAGGAGCCGGGAACCGGCGAAGACTGGGTGGTGAATAACGTGCCGGTGCAGGCGCGTAAAAATAACCTTTCCGCCACAGCCGACCCGACCGCTGCCGATGACGAGACTGACGGTTACGAACCATTAAGCCAATGGATTAACGTGTCCTCAGGGGAGGTGTTTATCGCCATTAGCGTGGCCTCGGGCGCTGCGGTCTGGCAGAAAGGGACGCTTACGGTTGACGAGCTGGGGAACGTTTCGCTGCTAAACGCTAACGCCATTGGGCAAAACCTCATTCAATCCGCCAATCCCGGCGCGGTCCGGTTTATGAGGGCGAACGCGGATAACTCAGTGAGTTGGTTGTCGGCGGAGGACTTTCGGACGGCGCTATCGTTGACTAACACTGACGGGCTGCCGGAAGGCACGACCAACCTGTATCACACGCCGGCCCGCGTGCGCTCGAGCGCGCTGACAGGATT